AGTAGAACTTTCTGGTTCTCTCTTATATGATTTATTTAGAGAATATTATTTGATACAGAAAAAAGATATAACACGTAAGATTGATGAAGAATACTACTATCACAAGGGTGAATACAAAGAAGACGCCACCCTTACCAGAAAGGAAAATGAAGAACTTAAAAAAAAACTTAAAACTAGAGACAAAAATGAAGAAAACAAATACAAAAATAATTTTATCTCATTAATTGAATCTAATTTTAAAACATTTTTTAAGGATAGACTCGTGGAAAAAGGTTTAAAAAAAGCATTTAAAGGAAATTGGGGTTCCGCTTCTCATACAAAACGTGTTGGTGTGGTTCAAGATTTAAATCGTCTAAGTTGGAATACATTTATTTCTCATTTACGTAAAATTAATCTACCATTAGATTCAAGTGCTAAGGTCGTAGGTCCTCGTCTTTTAAACTCTTCCCAGTGGGGATTTATTGACCCAATTGATACACCAGATGGTGCTAACATTGGTCTTCACAAACATATGTCTATTAGCACTTACATAACAAGTGGCAGTTCTGCGTTTCCGATTGTAAAATGGTTGCGAACAAATACTCCAATGAGAAACGTATTAGAATGTTCTCCAGAACAACTTGGCAATAGCACTAAAATTTTTGTAAATGGTGGCTGGATTGGTGTAGTTGATTCACCAATTGAATTGGTCAATTTGCTTAGGTTATATAGACGTAATGGTGTTATACCAGTTTACACAAGTGTTTCATTTAATTATCAAAAAAATGAAATTAACATTTATACAGACGCTGGTAGATTATCAAGACCGCTTTATTATATTGACAATAATAAAGTAAGTTACGATAGGAGAGAAATTCACGATTTATTAGAAAATGGTAAAATCACTTGGGAGCAGATTGTATCCGGGATTATGCCAAAAACGGATGAAAACTTTAAAACCAAAAATAATGCGATTTATGATTTAAAAACACTATATAAAGACATTGGAAATGATAAAAAAATAATATTAGAAAAATTTCAACATTTTAAATCTATTGTTGATTATGTCGATACTTCTGAAGAGGAAACATTATTAATCGCTACTACACCAGATGACTTAAAAAAGAACAATATGTATACTAATATGGAAATAGATCCATCATTAATTCTTGGAGTTATGGGAAATATGGTTATTTATCCAGAAAACAACCCATTGCCTCGTAATTCTTTCTCTTGTGGTCAAAGCAAACAAGCGGTTTCTGTTTATCATTCTAATTATCAAATGCGTATTGATAAAATGGGAGTTGTATTAAATTATGGACAAACACCATTAATTAAATCAAGATACTTAGAATATGTAAATAATGAAGAACAACCATACGGGATTAATGCCATTGTAGCTATTATGTCTTATACAGGTTACAATGTTGAAGATGCTATTTTAATAAACGAAGGTGCTGTAAAACGTGGAATATTTAGAACAACCTATTATTCATCTTATCAAGATCACGAAGAAAGTTCTAAAATAAATGGTATGACAAATTCAAAATTTGCAAGCATTGAAAAAAATGCGGTAACAGGCAAGAAAAAGGGTTATGATTATAGTTTTTTGGATGATTACGGATTAGTAAAGGAAAATACGGAACTGAATGATAAAACTATTTTAATTGGAAAAATTAATTCCAGTCTCTCTTCTAAAGATGCTTGGACTGATGATTCGGTTAAGCCCAAAAAAGGTCAGTTAGGATACGTAGATAAATCATTTATCACTCTTGGAGAAGAAGGATTTAATGTTGCTAAGGTAAGAGTGAGAGAAGAACGTATTCCTGCGATTGGTGACAAAATGGCTTCTAGATCTGGACAAAAAGGTACATTGGGTCTTATTATTCCTGAAGACGATATGCCTTTTACTGAAGATGGTATTAGACCCGATTTAATTATTAACCCACACGCTATCCCGTCTCGTATGACTATTGGACAAATAGTTGAGTCATTGTTAGGTAAAGCGTGTACCAGTTATGGAGCATTTGGCGATTGTACCGCATTTCAAGTAAAGGGTTCTAACTTTTCTACTTATGCGCCTATGCTTGTTAAGTCTGGATTTAATTCATCTGGCAACCAGGTTTTATATAATGGAATGACAGGACAACAATTAGCTGCTGATATTTATATTGGACCAACATATTATATGCGTTTGAAACACATGGTTAAAGATAAAATCAACTATCGTGCGCGCGGTCCCAATACTGTTTTAACAAGACAACCGGTTCAAGGTCGTGCGAATGACGGTGGTCTTCGAATTGGAGAAATGGAACGCGACGGTGTATTGGCTCACGGAATGTCATATTTTTTAAACGAATCCTTTACAGTTAGAGGAGAGAAGGATAAGGATTATTATATTGCGGTTTGTAATAAATCTGGCGCAATTTCTATTTATAATGAATCTCAAAATATCTTCTTGAGTCCAGCAGTTGATGGACCTATTAAATTTAACATTAATAATGATGGAACACAAAGCATTACAACTATTAGTAGATTTGGGCGTTCATTTAGCATTTTAAAGGTTCCTTATGCTTTTAAATTATTAATGCAAGAGCTACAAGTAATGAATGTTCAAATGCGCATTATTACTGAAGAAAATGTTGACCAACTTCTAAGCATGTCTTATTCAAATAATATAAATAAATTATTGAATAGCAATGAGCCGATTGTAAAAGTTATTAGGGATGCTAATTACAATGTTAAAAGAAAGATTGATTTACCACTTAATAATTATCCAATTCTTGATGACAAACGCGAAATTCCACATCCTGTTAATATTAATACGTCTTCAACTGATTATAATCCTGAAATTAAACCCGTTTCTCCATCCAAAGAACGTCAGTATGATGAATATAGAAATCCATATTCTAATCATTCAAAATCACCAGAAAATGTATATCAATATCCAGCAAACTCACCGCAAAATGACACAAATTCGCCACAAAATGACACAAATTCGCCACAAAATGACACAAATTCGCCACAAAATGACACAAATTCGCCACCATATATTCAAACTTCACCTGCTTATAATCCAAATTCACCTGCTTATAATCCAAACTCACCTGCTTATAATCCAAATTCACCGACAGAAACACAACCTAACAATAATGAGCAAAACGCATTTCTCGTCCCCGAAACTCCATCTGAAACACCACCTGGTTCGCCGAATGGAAAAGAAATAGTTATAAACCCAAACATTTTAGATGTTCCAGAAGAAAAGAAAGAAGAAAATAAAGAAGACACAGATGATGGAGTAAAAAAAATAATAATTGAACGACAAAATGAAGATACAATGACCGAAACAAAAAAAATACAATTATAAATAAAAATGAAATAAAAATAAATGATAATATTTATATTATATTATAAGAATGGCGAACAAAAACTCAAGCATTTTAATTTCACATATCTACAATTCCAGAAAGGTTGTTTTGGAACTAATGAAAAAACAGGGTTATAATGTAAATGATTATGCCAATTTTAGTATCAATGAGGTCAATTCAATGAAACTAAATAATCAACTCGATATGTTATTAGAAACAAGCGATGAAAATATTACTCAAGAAAACCCTAATAAAAAAATATACATTAGATATTATTTAACATCTAGACCAGCACCAAAAAATCTTCAAGAAATGATTGATGATTTATTTGTATTAACCGAAACACTAAAAAAAACAGATACATTATTTATAATAATTAAGGACGACCCTAACGAAACACTAATTAATGAACTAAAACATATTTGGGAAAGCGAAGGAATTTTCATAGTTGTTGAAAGCATAAAGCGTTTACAATTCAACATACTTGAGCACGATCTTGTCCCTTTCCATAGGGTCATGATGGAATCAGAAGTAAAACAAGTTATGACAAAATATAATATTGTAGATAAAATTCAATTTCCAGACATATCTCGTTTTGACCCAGTAGCAAGAGTTATTGGTTTAAGACCAGGACAGGTATGTAATATTAAACGAGATAGTAAGACAGCAATTGAAACAAATTATTATAGAGTTTGTGTATAAAATATAATATTTGTGATAATTATGGAATTTCAAAAACCGTCGGATTCTGAATTTACTGTTTATAGCAAAAGTGGATGTAATTATTGTTTGAAAGTCAAAACATTATTGCGAGACAGTAACCAATTGTTTAATATTATAGATTGCGACGATTATATTATTGAGGATAAAACAAATTTTTTATTGTTTATTGAAACATTATCAAAGAGAGAAATTAAACAATTCCCAATTATTTTTCATAAAGGAAACATAATTGGAGGATTTAATGAAACATTTCAATATATTAGAAAATTGCTTCTCTCTTTTGAAGATATTTAACATCGCATTAATATTTATTTTAAATAATTATATATATTAATGTCAAATATAAATTATGAAGATTCGATTGATAATTTTAAAACACCTGTTATTTTTAAGGAAAAATTAAAAACATTAAATCAACAATTGCCAGCGATTTTAGATGATTTTAAAAAGTATTATGTATTTTTTAATAAAAATCCTGAATATCCAGAGTATCAAAATTTGTTTGAGAATATTAAAGCCAATATGACAAAACTAGGTTCAGAGTTATTTATGTTATCAAACGACGTTCAATCGTCTACAAACGAAATAAATGTTAAACTATTTTCTTTAGATAAGTTGATACACAATGAAAAAGAGAGAAATCGTAAATTGAAAAAGAGTTTGGGAATTGCTGAAAATGAAAATAATGCTGCTACTGAATTAATTACAGACTATAAATATATGTATAGCGAAGAATATTTACGAAATTGGGCTTTATTTTTAAGCATTGCTGTAATTGGCACTTTTATTTCTAAAATAAAAAAACCCATTTAAAAATTTATACTTAAAAAGAAAAAATATATAAATTTATATGTTTTCTTTTATGAATAACCTACCATTGTTTTCAAACAATAAAAAAGTAAGTAATTGTTGTAAAAAATCTACAGATGATTCAATTAGAAGAATATCTGAAAAATACTGTAAGAAAAATCTTCAGTGTGTTGTCAGAACAAATAGCGATTTACCCAACAATGTTAATATTTTTTTTTACATAGCAGTGTTTCTCTCTTCAACCTCAATTATATATAAATTGTTTAATAAATGCCGTAGTAAATAAGTTTTCTCATAATAGATATATATATGAATAAAGATTATGATAACAAAAATTCAGTAATATTAAATTTAGAAAGACTAAATATAAAATATAAAAATCTTTTAACTGAATATGAATTAGCAGTATCAAACTATGTGAATTATTTAAAACAAGAAGGAACAGAGAGAGAGATGAGTACGATTAAGGGTGCTGCCTTTTGGGGGACATCGAGTTTATCTCAACAAGATTCACAATCATTGGAAGAATGCAAGGCTTCGTGTGCTAGCACAACTGGTTGCGGTGGAGCAACATACAATTTAACAAATGGGAAATCTAAATGTATGTTAAGAAGCGGGGACGGCACTATTGTTTCTGGAACTTCGAACGACACTGCTATTGTTCCAAAAGAAACTCAATTATTATCAATTGTTAAAAATACCAATGAAAAATTAACTCAAACCAATAAACAAATCCAAAAACTTACAAAACCCGCAGAAAAACAGTTTGATATAGAAACTGGTAAAAGAAATATTTCCAATAATGTTTTAATTGAACAGTATAAAGATTTGATTAAAGAGAGAAATCAAATAGAAAGTTTGTTAAAAGAATATCAAGTGTTAGATGAGCAACAAACAGAAGGAAATATAACTATATCGCAAAATTACTATTCCTTTATTTTGTTAATGATTATAGCAATATTGGTTATATTTTTATTATACAAGTTTTCGGTTTCATCATCGTCAGTGCCTGTTATTCAATCTGGAGGAAAATTAGGAACAAGTGCGTATTATATTATTTTTGGTTGTTCGTTTTTAATTTTAGCATTAATATTATATAATAAATTTGTATTACACTATAAGAAAAATATATAAATAATTGTTTTCTGTTTATTTATATATAATATGTCTAATCAATTACAAAGTTTAAGCAATGAATTTAATATGTTAATATCTAAATATCAAGAGACATATCAAAATTATTTGAATGTTATTAACAGTGATGATATAAATTTTGAAACAGTTAATAATGCTTCATATACTGGTAAAAATAAGTTAAATACAATATCTGACACAAATGTCAACAATTGTCAAACCGAATGTTTAACAAATTCTTCTTGTTCTGGGGCAACATTTAATACAACCTCTAATAATTGCACATTAATAAGTGGGACCGGAAATATTATTAAAACACCAAAATCTACAGCAATTGTTAAAGAAGCTATATATTATAGTTATCAATTACAGAATTTGAATACTAAATTAATAGAAATCAATAAAAAAATGCTTAACAACTCTAATAATAATTATAATTCATTTAAAAAATCTCAACAAGAAAACGAAGAACAAGAACAAACAATGAATAATAATTACAAAACATTAAGTAACGAGAGAAATCAAATTGAACAAATGATTCGTGAATATGAAACATTAAACAGAGCATACGATAATGGTAATATAAACACAACGTCAAATTATTACAGTTATATTGCTTTATTGTTTATAACCATTTTATTAGTTTTTTTATTTTTAAAATTTTCACTTGATAGTTCGCAAAGTGGAGGAGGTAATAAGATGTTAATTTCTCTCAACAAATTATACAAAATTTTACCGGTGTTATTAGCATTGTTAGCAATTTTTATATTTATAAAAAATAATATTTATGGAAATTATTAAACAAATAAAATTAATATAATTTAATTATTGTATCTTATTATATTAATATGACAAGTATAGAAAATTTATTTTCTAATTTCAATGATTTATTAAAACCAAAATCTGTTATAGACAACGCAAGCGAATGTAAAACAGATATTAAAAAGAAAGAACACAGTCCGGGATTAATGCAAGGTGTAAAATTTAAAAAATATCAAAACGCAATCTCAAACAATTTAGAAAAAAAAATAAAAAAAAGCAATTTGGTTGAAGGGTTTGAAGGCTTGGAATTAAATAAAAATGGATTAACTGAACAAACAAACCATTTACTTAATAAAAATGATTTTTCTTCACAACAACAAACAATAACTAACTTAAAGAGCGAATATCAAAATACATTAACCGAATACCAAACATTAATGACTACGATAAACGGCAATATTACTAATTATGTAGATAGAGTTAATCCAAAAAATCCATATTTAGATAAAAATGTATGTCTTTCTGGAGGAGAATGTGGTTATGTAACAAAACAAGGTGTATTCAAATTATATCCAAAAGCCGATAACAATTCCATATACAATAACACCGCTGGGAAAAATGGTTGTCCAAAAACGCCTTATGTTACTGTAAATGGCAGCGGTGATGTTAATAGCGTGGGCTCAAGCATTTCAACTACACCTTCTTTAATCGTTGGTACACCAATGGAATCCGGACAAAGTTGTGGAAACGAAGGTGTAAATGTATTTGTAAATAATCTATTAGATAAACCTAATGTAAAATATGAAGGATGTTATGCTGACAATGTAAGTAGTCCTTTAATGGATTTTATAGGCGGTTCCCCTCCAGAAGAAACGACATTGCAGAATGGTAATTTTGCTGAATCTGAAATCGCAAATAATAGTTATAAATATTTATCGTGGGATACAAGCACTGTTCCCGGATGGAATTTTAACTGTGTTTTAATTAATAATTCTACCGCTTGGGGGATACCAATGCCATATCCAGCAGGGAACCAATGTGCTGTTATTCAAGGAATACAACAATTATGGTCAGGATGGTTAAATTTAACAACAGGTGTTACATATACATTAACATTTAGTGCATGTGGTAGGAATTGTTGTGATGGCTCAGGGTTGGCAAATCAAATTGACATTGGAATAGATGGTGAAAACACATTTTATACGGTAACTCCCACATTAACATGGGCGAATTATAGAACAACTTTTACAGTCCAGACGACCGGAAATCATAGACTGTCTTTTATCGGCACTTGGACGGCAGGTGACCGTTCAACTGCCATTCAAAATATACAATTAAATAGCTCTGGTGCAAGCGGAACATACACTTACGACAGTTGTAAAGAAGCTGCTATTAATTCCGGGTATCAATATTTTTCACTACAAGGTGTAAATCCAACAAATTCACAAGGTTATTGTGGTGTAAGCAATAGTCAACCTACTGCTACAAGTTTAGGAAACGGAATAATTACAAGTAGTCGAGTTCTTTTATGGAGTTCTTCAAATGAAGCAAACACAAGTGATGACACTGGTTATACGGCAACTGTAACAAATACGGGTTCATTGTCTATTTTAGATTCAACAGGTGTTTCTGTATTTGCGACAGACAGTTCACCAGCAACACCAAGTAATTATTTAGGCTGTTACCAAGATTGCACAAACGGTAGAGGATTGCCTACTAAAATATCTGGATGGAATACATATGAAACTTGTCAGGATGCTGCTACACAAGGCAACTGGTCATATTTTGGTTTGCAAAATACTCAACCGAACGGCTCAGGGAAATGTTGGGTTGGGAACGATATAACACAAGGAATGTCTATGGGGAAAGCAACTAACTGTACTACAGCAAATAACGCACCATCTGGAGGTGGTTGTTCAAACGCTATTTTTAATAATTCTGAAACAACCAGCAATTATTTTTTGGTTTTAAAAAACAATGGAAATATGTGTCTTTACAGAGGAACCAGTCCTAAGGACCACCAAGGTAAAATATGGTGTTCAAATACTAAAGGAAAACAAAAATCCGCAAATTCGAAATTTTCGGCTGTAAATGGAAAATATGGTCAAAATTGGATAGCAAATGGTTCAACTTTGGCAGCAGGCGATTTTGTCGGTTCAAAAGACGGTAGAATAGCATTAATAATGAACGCTAACGGGAAACTTGGGTTGTATACGTTTGGGACGAGTGAAAATTGTCAAAAAATGTCTGACGGTAACACTGGTGGTGGTGTTGGAGCAAATGCGTTGTATAACATTGGTAAAGTTGGATACCCTGAAAATATAAACAATCTTGCTTACATTGATTCGGATTCAAAGTTGCATTCGTATCCAGCGAGTAACACACAATATTCACAAAAATATACTAAAATAGCTGGTTATCAGAGTAGTGGAAATGATATAGCTAATGCATCATATGGAAATGCTACCGTTCAATCTTGTGAAACTACGTGCAATAACAACGAAGACTGCGCAGGATTTTCATTTATTAATGATGTATGTTATCCTAAAAATTCCGGTATGTATCCTAATGGAGAGAAACAAGTAAATTCACAATCTGATTTATACATAAGAGGTAAAACACCAATAACAACACCAACAGGTGTTTCATCTAAAGTAAATAATATAGATTCTATATTATATCAAAATTATACAGCTGGTGGGGAACTTGACAATTCATATGGCTTGGCAAATGCTACAACGTCACAAAAAACACAATTGTCAGCACTTCAAGATAAATTAAATTTGTTAACAAGTCAAATTAACGGCTACACAGATAAATTTAGTTCTGGAACGAACTCATTGAATAATCAATCCAATAAAAATATGGAAGGATTAGGAGAGTATTTAAAAGATTTCAAGAAAACCAATAACAATATTAAAAACATTAATACAGGAACTGTTGAAAATATTTTAAATGACAGTGATATTACTGTTCTTCAAAAAAATTATGAATATTTATTTTGGAGTATATTAGCGGCAGGAACAGTATTAATCACAATGAATATATCAGGAAGAAATAGCTAGACTACTGGACTATTTAATGATGACCTATTTAAACCATCAGGAATGTTAACATTTAGAGAAACCGCTGGTGGAAAAAAATCTAAAAAAACACGTAAACTAAGAAAAAATCATAAAAAAAGAAATACAAAAAACAAGAAAAAGAAAGCATTAAAGGGAAAAACTGTAAAGAAGGTTATCAAAAACCAATATGACAAAATGAATAAATTATCGTTTTAATATTTAATTATCTTGTTATAATTTATATAGTATGTCTAATTTACCAAATATTTCACAAAACAACGAGCAAATATTGAATGACATTCAATCATTACAGAAAATTGAGCAAGATTTATTTACTAGTTTAGAAACAAATACTAATTTAACCCCACAGCAACAAGAAAAGATAATTGAAAAAATGAACCGCATCACTAATATGCGTATAAATTTATATACAACATTGAGTGGTGTAAATAATTTTTATGGAAATGCGCTAAATTCTTCAGCAATCACTTTAAAAGAGCAAAGTGCGGCTATAGGAATTGTAGAGAGTGAATTAAATAGATCTAAAAAACGATTGCAACTTTTAGAAGAAGAAAAAAATAACAAAATAAGACTTGTTGAGATTAATGATTATTATGGCGATAAATATGCCGAACATTCTCAATTAATGAAAATTATTATTTTTACATTGGTCCCCGTAATCATTTTAACATTATTAAAGTCAAAGGGTATATTGCCTAACGCAATTTATAATATTTTGGTTGGAATAATATCTTTGATTGGTGCGTACTTTATGTGGACACGTTATGCTTCCATTATAACACGCGACAACATGAACTATCAAGAGTATGATTTTTATTTTGACCCCAACGCAGCAACCACAACTTCAACTACCACAGATACTAGTGACCCTTGGGTGTCATCATCAAGAGATTATGGTACTTGTGTTGGTGCTAATTGTTGTTCGAGTGGTCAAACGTGGGATGACAGCATAAACCAATGTATTGGAACTTCAACCGTAACTGAAAGTTTCACTACAGAATCAATGGTTAATAATGTTTTAACTAAAAAACAATATGGTAAATACAAAGATGATGTAAATATAGGAAATATTCAAGAATCACAATCCAATAGTTTTATTAATCAATAATTTTACTATAATAATTTTACTTTTTAAATTCTTATAGTTGTATAATATAGTAATGAATAAACAAATAGACGTAAATAAATTTAATACATTAATTAGTCAAGCGTCAGATGCTATATTATGTAATTCACATTGTAAAAAACAACGAAAAACAGATAAACTTAAGCAAGATTTTTTAAATTCTCAGTCTAATTTAGCTTCAGCGCCAAGCCAGGTTCAATTGTCAGAAGAAAAATACATTACATTTACACAGGGTAAATCTGCTTACAATGAGTTGCTTGATGAACAATTACAAGAAAAAGCAGAAGAAATATCTAATAAATTCATCGAATTTTTCAAAACTGACTCTCAAGAAATTAAAACACAAATAGAAACATATCACGGATTACTATTAAATTTTAAAAATGTTGTTGACCTTTATTTGAAATATAAAACAGAAAACGTTGAACTTGTTAAAAATTTAAAACAAGAATCAAGTGATATTCTTACTAACGAGAGAAAAACCTATTATGAAGACCAAAAAATTTATGGATTAAAAGGTTTTTATTATTACATTTTTCTTATAATTTATATCATTTGTTTTATAGCGTTTGTAGTATTCACAATGTTATATCAACCACAAACTGATTTAAAGAAAAAAATCGCTACCTTTTTGGGGTTCGCATTGCTTCCATTTTTTTCCACACGAATTTTAGGCAGTATAATTAATTTAGCTTATAAATTATATAATCTATTACCGACAAATGTATATGCCGAAAAAAATTATTAAACCTTTTAACATTTCAAATGCCGATTTTTACTATATCAAAAATAAAATAATGCGTTCTATATAATAATATATTATTAATATATTATATTATGAAAAGTCTAAAAATTAACTACCTAAATAATTCATCTGAATTGTGTGAAATTGGAAAAAAATATGATACGGATAAAACATCTCAAAGAAATAATGTAACTGACCATAGACATTGTCATCCATATACATTATTTTACGATGGATTATTTAAAAATAAAAAGGATAAACCTTTAAAAATAGCAGAATTAGGTATATTAGATGGTGCTTCATTACTTATGTGGAATGAATACTTTAAAAATGCAGAAATATATGGGTTTGAGTATAATGATAATTTAATAAATAAATTTAAACATAATTTTAATAATGACAGAATAACACTTGCCAATATAGATGTAACCAATAAAGATAGTATTGCAAAAGCATTCAGCGAATTAAATTTATTATATGATATTATAGTTGAAGATACAACACATCAATTTGAAGACCAAATAAGAGTGATTGAAAATAGTTATCAATATTTAAAACCGGGAGGAATGTTAATTATTGAAGATATATTTAAATCATATAATGAAACTAATTATATTGATAGATTAACCCCTATATTAAAAAACTTTCAAGATTATTATTTTGTTGAATTAGACCATAATAATAAAAACTCAACAGGATGGAATAATGATAAATTATTTGTTTTAATAAAAGGCGGAGATGAACCAATTTTTAAAAATACAAATAAATTAACAATAATAACACCATCATATAGAGTTAATAATTTATTAGAAATTAAAAAAAGTATTAATTTTGAATATATAGAAGAGTGGATTATTGTATATGATGGCAGTAAAATAACAGATAACCCAAACATATTTGAAAATCAAGAAAATAATAAAATTAAAGAATATGTATTTAAAGGGGAAGGCATATCCGGAAATCCACAAAGAAATTTTGCATTAACAAAAATTACAAATCCAGATACTTTAATATATTATTTAGATGATGACAATATATTCCATCCGGATATGTATAAATTATTGAACATTATTGATAATGATAAAATATATACATTTAATCAATACAATAGAATAAAAGGTAATAATATAAATGTTAATCACATTGATACGGCTATGGTTATAATGCCTTATAAATTATGTAAAAATATAAAATGGATATTAAATAGATATGATGCAGATGGTTACTATATTAAAGAATGCTATGATAAAAATAAAAATATACATATATATGTAGATAATGACTTATGTTATTATAATAAAATTGGCGTTTGAAATGTGAAAAGGTGTAAAATATTAAATTTTCAAACCTTCTAATATTTTAAATTTATAACTCTGCAATTATATCTTCTTCTTCTTCATCTGGTTCAACAAATTTAACATAATGCCATCCAGTAGTTTTACATTGTCCGAATTTTTTATTCATATATTCAAACAATTCCTCACCCTTTGGCCCTTTTCTGGAACCTTGAGTAATTTCATACCATTGCTTGAAACCATCTTGCAAACCTCTTTTACCAATTTTATCCTTTGAATTGTCGGTTTTAACAATTTTCTCACTAATAAATGCGGAAATATGGTCTTGACCCTTTCTATACTTAGACGATGCCTTGACAACAGTTTCACAATCCTCAACAATTCCATTTGTTTCAAAAGCACGTTTAACCAACATGCTTGCGAAAACAGGCGCCAAATTAGGCAATTTGTCTTTCAACCCTTTATCTTTAACATAAACATATTTAGTATCATCAGTATGAGTTTCACCTTCGTCAATAAATTTTGACATAAAATCACATTTTCTAATTCTTCTCCAAGTGCCGTCATCATTGCTCTCAATATCAAATAAGTTATTCGTACAAACTACCAAACTAAATTGCGGGTCGAATATTTCGGATTCAGAATACAACCCCCTTGCTTGAATTGGGTCTCCACCAGTGAGTTCCTTCATAATACCTTCGTTTAATTTTACACCCTTGGAAGGTTCTTGCATTACCGCATATCTTACACCCTTCAGTTTTAATACTTCATCCGATGTGCCACCAATCTTACCTCTCACGTCAGTAACAAGAGTAATAGGAACTGTGCCCTTGTATTCACCCAATGTTACTGACATTAAATCTGCGATAATAGATTTTCCATTACTACCACTGCCGTGATAAACATTGAATGTTTGATTTTTATTCGCACCGATTAAACAAGATGATAAATGGTCACGCATATAACGATTTAAATCAGGAATTGGAAATAGCTTATTCATAAACTCATCAATTTCATTAGCTGTTTTCATAAATTCAGCGTCATTCTCATTAAAAGGGACATAATTAATCTTTGTTGTCTTAGTAATATAATCCTCAGGATATCCTTCTCTAAAAACCTTATTAACAAAATCAACAATTCCATTATTAAAACACATCAAATATTTATTAGTGTCCATGTGCCTAATAAATTCTCCATCATAAAATATTTCAGCTGCTTCTCTCATAATATGATCCTTGTCAGTAGTCTTCTTCAATTTTATACTGATTTCACCTACAAGTTTAGCTTTCTTTTGAATAAATATTCTTCTTTCATCATCTTCTTGATATTCACACATTTCTTTTGCCATTTGGTCGCCTTTTGAAGATAATAGAGCATACAATTCTTCTGATATCTTAGACCTAAGACTCAATCCCTTATCTGGAACCCATCTATGATTTTTAAACTGATACCATATCCCCTTTTTATCGTAACTCACACAAACGTATTTATCTTTATACATTTGCTTTAATACCATAGCCATATCATATTCTGTACCTGTTTCAAACGCTTGTTCAAGATAATAATCAATAGTAGTTTGCTTTATTTTTTCATATTCAGTGAAATTTTCTTTTCTAACCCAATACATAATTGATTTGCGTGTTATTTTAACACCATCTTGATTTGTTCTGTGAAATTTCTTCCATTGACAATATAAATCAGGAATTGCTGAATAATCAAAATCAGAAGCATTGCTCCTTAATTTTATCCAAGATATAAACAATCTCTCGTCTGTATGTTTTAAAGCAAACGCAACTTGTCTATTTAATAAATGCGAACCAGGTTCATAATATTTTTCGGGCAGGGCTTGAGTAAAATGATGTGTTTCTGCTATTTCATATTCATTGGTTTTTAAATGCATTAACATTAAATTCACTGCTTTGTCCAATGTATCTTTATCTATAATTTCATTAATAGATATAAAATCTTCTTCAGGGTTCTCATTGTCATCTTCTATAATTAAATTCATTTTGATTTTACTTGATGCTTTTTTAATTTTAGGGCTTTTATTCTGTATCCGGGAATTATAATCATCTATAATTCTAGGGTTCATTTCAAACTTTGGATTTTTATCGTAACGAACCGATAACTTTTCTAAGTTGTTCTTTAAATCAAATTTGGCTACCTCTTCTTCGTTCATTTCAAATTCTCCATCAGCACCATCAATTGTCATTGTATATATATGTGCTAATTCATATGCTTCGTTACCGGGTTTTCTTGAACCAAATAGCTGCCAATTTGTCTTTCCCCTACTAATTCCCTCATCCAATACCGAATCCCACGAATTCGTCAATGGAAGACCATCCCAAGTTTCGCTTAATTTACTCAACATTTTCTCACGAATTAAGAGTTGCATTGTATGATCTATTTGCATTCCTATTATCATATGTATTCCGTCTTTTGTTAACGACCCATCCGATAACCTATTTACATTTGGTTTTTCAAAAATATAAATTTTAAACGGTTTATTTGGTTCTATAATATAACACTCTTTCAATATTAAAGCATATTCACATACCATATCGCTTATATGCTCACTCGTATGTTGTCTTCTATCTACATCATAATTATATCTAAAATCAAAATCTACCGCCATTGGACCACCAACGTCTAATTGTCTCTCGGTTAAATATTCTTTATTTTTTTTATTGAAAATTTTATCATAGTATAAACTATAAAATGTTGGAAGCTCTTCGTTAGGTATAACATACGAGCCCGCAAATATATTTTGTTCTTTATCTCCAATTCTTGTATGCGTGAAACCTATATTTTCACCTGATTTCTTAGCACTATGCTTTGCCAAAAATTCGTTCAAATCTTTAAATTGGGACATAGATGTCATATTTGTTGTCATTATTAATATACTATATCTACATTTTTCTATTTCATTTTTTTATTTATTAGTAACAATGATATGATTTGGACCTTGTTATTCAAGTATATTTTAGAGCAATTATACTTTGAAAACGGTTTAAAAATTACACCATAAACAAATAAATGACTACATTTATTAAAAAAGAAACAATTTCCAGATTATTGAAGGATGTTAAATATATTATTAAAAATCCTCTTACTGAAAACGGTATATATTATATTCACGATGATGCGGATATTATGAAAGGGTATGCCTTAATAATAGGACCTTCTGAAACACCTTATTTTGGCGGATACTATTTTTTCGAACTAAATTATCCAACAGATTATCCACACAGTCCACCGAAAGTAACATATTGCACAAATGGTGACAATATTAGGTTTAATCCCAACTTATATACATCTGGAAAAGTGTGCGTTTCTTTATTAAATACCTGGCGCGGAGATCAATGGACATCTTGTCAAAGCATTAATACAGTTCTTTTAACACTTTGTAGTTTGCTTTCGAGTGACCCATTATTAAACGAGCCAGGCGTTAGTGAAAAACACGCCGACATGAAACCATATAATGAGATAATTTTTTATTCTAACATTAATATTGCTGTATGTGATATAGTTCAAAAAAAACCAGGCGTTTTTTTCCCATTTTTCGAAAATTTCTATCCTAACATTAAAGATAATTTTCTAAAAAATTACGACAATTTGCTTGAATTTTCTGAAAATAAATTAAAAACATTTAAAGGGGTTTCAAAGGAATTTAGAACAGGGTTTTATTCTATGAGAATTAATGTTGATTATAGTAATCTTATTGAAAAAATAAAACAAACAAAACAAATAATGGAGATTATGTAAATTATATATTTATTATTTAAAAGAAAAATGAAATAGAAATATATTTTATAAATTTATAGTATATCAAAAATGCATTTCTGTTCCAACTGTTCTAATATGTATTACATACGCATTAATGGCGATGACCCAAATAAGCTGGTTTATTATTGTCGTAAATGTGGAAACGAAGATAAATTGCTTGCTATAGAAAATGTTTGTGTATCTAAAACCCACGTAAAAAAAACTGAACAATCATTTAGTCACATTATTAATAAATATACAAAGTTAGACCCAACATTACCACGAGTAAATACAATTTTATGTCCTAATCCAGATTGTGATACTAATGCTGGTGACAAACCAAGAGAAATAATATATATACGATATGATGATTCCAATATGAAATACATTTATTTATGTTCAGAGTGTGACACTGTGTGGCAAACAAATGATATTAATAAATAGTGACGCAAACGCACCTTTAATGATATAATTTAATTTTTAAATAAAATTGAAATAAATATATTAAAACTATCTTTAGTTAATATATTAACAATGAGTGACGACGATTACAATTCAGACAATTCTAACAATTCTATTTCAGACGATTCGGAAACTGAATCTGTGATAGGAGACGTAAAAAAAACACCCTTATTCAAACCAAAAAACGATGTTTCTGATTCTGATGAAGACACTGATGATGATAAACCAGATGAAAATAATGATTCAGACGATTACGATGAAAAAAGCCAGGGTGAAAGTGATGAAGATGAAGAATTAGATGAAACTGGAGAACCTGTTGTTAAAGAACCAATAAAAAGAGCAAATAAAATATCAACACAATTAATGGATGATGATGATGATGATGATGATGATGATGATGATAATTATTTGCAAAAATTCGACAACGATATAATTAAAAATTATGTAAATGATTTTCATCCAGAATGTTTGAATCACAATTATGACGAAATATCTAAGTTGTCAATTGTAGTTAGAAATAAAGAAAATATAATTGTTGACTCCCTTCACAGAACTATTCCCTATTTAACGAAATATGAAAAGGCAAGAATTTTAGGACAGCGCGCAAAACAAATCGAAACAGGTTCAAAACCACTTGTAAAAATTCCAGAAAATATAGTTGATAGTTATATTATTGCAGAACTTGAATTGAGAGAAAAGAAAATACCATTTATCATTAGAAGACCCATCCCAGGTGGCAGTTGTGAATATTGGAATTTAAAGGACCTTGAGATGATAGCATTCTAAATAACACACTTAATAATTATTTTTTATAAACATTTAAAGGAATAAATGTTTATAAAATAAATGAACGAAAGCAATTGTGTTGTCTGTGAATATATTTGGATTGGTGGTAATAATGAAATAAGGTCAAAAACAAGAGTTTTTCCCTTGAAAACTGTCTCGATCATCAATATTCCTGAATGGAATTATGATGGTTCGTCAACGGACCAAGCAGATTCTGACGGCAATACAGAAGTTTTATTAAAACCTTGTGCGATATATAAAGATACAATTAGATGTTTTTCAAACTGTGAGTGTATTTTAGTATTATGTGATACATACAATTCTGATGATAAAGCATTGTCATCGAACCACAGAAATAACGCAAATGTCATTTTCAGTGAAATTGATAAAGAACAGTGTTGGTTTGGATTGGAACAAGAATATTTTATAAGATTTAACAATCAAACGTTTGAGCCTATAAACAATGGCACGCATTATTGTGGAGTTTCGAATAAACTAGAAAAAACTATTGTTGAAGAGCATCTTCAAACATGCGTTACAACTGGTTTAGAAATTTCGGGAATAAACGCGGAAGTGGCAAGTGGTCAATGGGAATTTCAAATCGGACCTTCTAAAGGGATTTCAGCAGCCGACCAGTTGATTATATCAAGATATTTGCTTGAAAGAATTGCTGAAAAATACAACGCAACGATTGATTATTCACCTAAACTTTCCGAAAATGCGAATGGTTCTGGATGTCATATTAATTTTAGCACAAAGGATATGCGAGAACCGGGAGGACTCAATAAAATTCTCTCTTGTATGGATAAATTGAAAATGAAACAAGAAGAACATATTTCTGCGTATGGTAAAAATAATCATTTAAGATTGACAGGGTTGCACGAAACATCATGTGTCAATAATTTTACCTGGGGAATTGGAACAAGAAATACTTCTGTTCGTATCCCAAACGCAACTAAAAAAAATGGCTATGGTTATTTTGAAGACCGCAGACCTGGCGCTAACATTGACCCATATTTAGCCACATCAGTTATAGCGAAAACTTGTTGTCTTTGACATTTTAAATTCGTCTGACCTTTAACATTTCAACCTCCTAAAAATTTTATTATCTTATATTATAATGTCAAGACATAATAAATATAGAGGTGGAGGTCTTACCCAATCAACCGAGTCCCCAATTGTTTCACCACCTAGTGTTTTATTTATTACAACACACGGAGCATATGCTGGTTTAGAAACCACATTTAAAAGTCCTATGAATGTAAAAAAATTAATTCTACTATATTAGGTGTTTGTAATATGTTACTCCCTGAATCAGCAGACATTATGGCCCGACATATTAAAGATGCTATAAATCATGGATTTGTTGCAAATATGGATGAAGGCAGTAAGCTTATACGAGATATTGTAATAGCAAATGATAAAGAACTCCCGCGAGGCAAAAACAGAACACAAGGTTCCACCTCTAAAGAAGAAAAGGGATGCAAAGATTATATGATAGCTGCTAATAGATCGTATCAAATTAACGATTTTAACGAAGGAGGGAATGTGATCGATAAAACATTTGTAGTTATTACGCAAGATAAGAGTGAAATTTACCCATTTTTTAATACTGCAACATTATTAACGGAAGATTCGAATATTGATTTAGTTGCTGAACTTGCCAGTGCTCCGTTTGAAGACGACGGGTTAGATAGACAAGAAATAATGTTATCAGATATTTTAAAACATTTAAAAAAAGTAAAAAATATTCAAAATTTAATTATTGTTGATTTAACGTGTAATGTTGTAGTGGGACATTCTGGTAGAGAGATAAGACTGCTCAACCGTACAGAAACAAATTATGGTGGATATAATCGAAAAACAAAAATAAATAAAAAGAAAAATTACAAAAAAAACTAAAAGAAATTACAAAAAAACTAAAAGGAATAAAAAAAGAAAAAATAAATAAAGTTCTTAACACATATAATCACAAGAAAATGTTTTTACCAAACTAATTTTAATGCAATTTCTAATATTTTATAAAAGAACATTATTTGAAACATAGTTATAAATCATAACTGAATTTTTCTTTCCGGACGGTCTAATAAATATGTTTTCTAACAAATAATAATTTTTGTATTTAATGTCATTACACGCCCTTTAACCAACATTTTTATAACATTTTTAAGTTTTGTATAAACAAATGGTATTTTTGATAAGTTCTTTATTTGGTTTGTATTATTTTTACATAATAAAGCACCTGTCTTTATAATATACCGCAAATCTTTTTTTTCAATATCATCCGGAATTTTACAAACTACGTGACACGATGGGATATCTTTTGCGTGAAACCATAAATCATTTTCGTTGCCCATATCGATAACATTGAAATTATCATCTTGGTTTTTACCAATGTAAAACACAATTTCTCTATCTAACGCTTGAATATATACGTTTTCGGTCTTCATTTTATTTTACATTTTGAATTATATAAAAATATTAATCATTTTTTTATATAAAGAGTAGAGTGAGTATAATAAATACAATCATGTGTTCAAGAATACAATTTTACTATAAATATTTATGTAAAACTTTTTCTATGCCCTCTTATGAAAAACCCGAACCTGTTGAGGATGAAAAAAAATGTTATTTTGTTACGAATTCAATGACTATTCAAAGGTAAATTATTTAAAATTTAAATCTTGCGGAACATAGCAGACACGTAACAAATGTAGTCATTGGTTCATCCGCAGAACGTGTTTGAAGTTGATAATAAGTGCATTGATTACCCTTACACTTGCGACAAGTAAAAGTATCTGTAGCAGCAGAAAGATTCGTTTCACATTTATTTAGATCTCGTTTTGTTTTGGCTTCAATAAGTTTAGCCCATTTTTCAGGTGCGAGTTCTTGGTGCGTCATAAAAGCAACAACGTGAGGTTTAATTGTTCCGTCTTTAATATGCTCCAATATTTCACCCTTTAAATTAACAACGATGCTTCGTAAACGATCTATATAAATTTGAACGAATTTTTTGTTATCCCATTTTTTTACAATTTTATTTTGGTCAGATTCCTTTAACGAGTAATTGAATATGCCCTTTTCTAGGTTATTGCTATTTTTTTCATCTTTTAATATATCATTCAACATTTGTTTGATATTTGAACGAAATTTTTCGGGGTTATCGATTTTATGAATAGACATTATATTGATTTATATAACAATTTTGTATTTAAATCGAAATCATTTTTTTTAATTTAGAAGATTTATTATAATTCATTTTATTTGGCTACATCGTCAGAATCATAATCGTATGTTTCTTCACTCAATTCTGAACCAATGTCTTCTATGTCAAGATCGTTATTATTACTGTCTTCAAAATCATCATTTTCTTCTTCAGAACATGTTTCTGTGTAAACGCCACTTAGTTCATCGCTACTATCATCTACAACAAACCCGTCTTTTAGATATCCATGTTTGGTCTTCTTCTCATTTGGAACATTTTCTAACTCATCTTCTTCACATTCATCTTCCTTTGCTGTAGTAGCCAAATCTTCAAACCCTCCGAATAATTTTTCATAAATTTTATTCCACAATGGTAAATTTAAATCAGTATAACATTTGTTCCCATTTTCATTTTTAAAATGAGCCAAAATAGCACAACTGCCAAAAAACAATTTTGTATCAATTGGAGGCGGAAAATCGTATTTATTTTCTGAAGCAGAACGTCCATCAGTTTTCGCATAAACTTCAATATAATATTTTTTTGAATCATATTTTACATTCCACTCAACGTGTTTAATAAAGTCACCTGATTTTTTAAATCCACATTTTTTATAGATTTCTTCCAATTTAAAATCCTTAATGGTTAATGTCTTTAATGTCCCAATTCTTTCAACTATAATTATATTCAAATGGTTTGCCATTATTGAGTATTAGTTAAATAGGTTTAAATAGTTTTATATATTTAATATTATAATGAAAATATACATTAATCATCTAAATTTAGATGCTTTACCAGAACTATTAAAAACAATTAACAATTATTATATCAATTCTGAAACGTGCACACTAATTTATTCAATTGATGGAATATATGAAATAAATAATTCATCTTCAAAAAGGTTAATGCCCCACGACAACAACATAAAAACAATTGATAATTATCTAGAATCATTTTCATTGATAATTGACAACTCATATTACACAGACGAAAATGTATTCCAAATAAACAATCAACATATTTCTAGAAAAATAAAGAGATGTTTTTTTAAAATAAATAAAAATTCTACAATTAAAATGGTTATAGAGGGAGAAGTGTTAGATGATAAACTTTTTTATAAAAGAATTAGCAATGAATACGGCATTTCACCTACTGATGTATATTTTGAATTGCCAGACAAAACTAATATAAACGATTCTTTAGTTAAAAATGAATTAATTGAGTTTTTATCTTGTTTAAACTAATATCATAATATTATATGCTATATTGGATTATCCAAGTTACACTTGTATCAATTGCTTTAATATTTTTAGTTCATTATTTAATAAATTTTTTTAAGTCTACATTAACTGTTCCAAAAATAAAGGATTTAGTAAATACATCAACACAAAAATATGAAAATATGTTTAATGTTATCCAACAAAAACCCCAAACTTCTACAACTGATTATAGTTTAATCGATTTATTACCTAAAGAGGAAGAAACAAATATGAAGGGAGAATTAAAAAACTTTTTAAAAAAACAATTGCACTCTTCTGTTAATAATAGTAGAACCAATATATCTTCATTGGATTTAATGTCAAATACAGATTCATACTCACTTTATAATGAAAATAAATAATATAAAGATTTATTGATATTTCATATAATATGATTAAGCGTTTCAACAAGGAAGAACTTCTTACGGATTTCCCAAATATAAAACTTTCTTATGAAAATATAACACATAAGAAGGTTTATAATTCTGATATGTTTATGATAATTCCTGATGGTACAAAATGTTTCGCATGGTTTACATACATAAATGACAAACCAACATGTTTAATTATGGAATTGTCGTGTGACAAAAATATTAATAATATTAAACACGTGAATGCTTGTTTTTCTAATGAACTCTCTTACGGTACTATACTTTATGGAACATTATTTCATTGCTTAGATAATCGTTTTTTTAGCATAGAAGATTTATTTAGTTATAAAGGCGAACCTATTATAAGAGAGAACTGGCAAATTAAAATGGAAAAAATCACAAATATATTAAAATTTGATTTAAAACAAATGTCATATAATAATTCTTTTGTTGTTTTTGGATTACCAGTAATGTGTAAAACAAATGAGGAATTAGAATATAAAATTAAAAATGTTAAATACAAAATTAACTCTATACAATATAGATTATATAACAGAACAAATAATTATTTGTTTATTACATATTATAATTACATAAATCAAAAACCTACGTCAATTCGAGAGAAATCTACACCTCAAATTAGAGAGAAAACATTTGTTTCACAGAGGGATGTCGTATTTTTGATAAAACCTGACATACAAAATGATATATATAACTTGTATTGTTTAAATAAACATTTTAAGGAAGAAATTCATTCTATCGCTAATATACCAGATTATAATACAAGTGTAATGATGAATAACCTATTTAGATTTATAAAAGAAAATAACAATTTAGATGCCTTAGAGGAAAGTGATGATGAAGAAGAGTTTGAAAATGAAGATGTCGCAAGGTTTGTTAATTTAGAAATGTCTCATAAATTTGTTTGTCGATTTAATCACAAATTCAAAAAATGGACACCAATTAAATTAGCAGACAAGCACATTAAAATTGTAACCAGCAATGAATTGGAACATATTTATAAAACACATCATCAAAATAGAAAGAAATAAAATTATATCTATTATATATATGTCGGAAGCTTCTAACTTAGGATATGCTAATGTAAATCCTTATAATACTAGTCCTTATGTAAATGGAACTAATTCAAATTATTCTGGCAGTTTTAGTAGTAATCAAATATCTGGACTTCCTGGTTTAGCAGGGTCAAAAGATAATATACAAGCTGCGGCAGGAATCGTCCCTGGAATTTGCAATTTCAAGGGCGGAGCAAAAAAATTTAAAAAAAAAATTAAAAATATCACTAAACATTATAAGAAGATGAAAGCAGGAAGTAAAAAAATGAAAAGTCTTAAAAAGAAACTTAGACACAGACTTGCGTCTAGAAGTGCGTCAAGAAGACTTGCTGGTGGCAAAAAAACAAGACGTCGCCGTCGCAGACGACAACACGGAGGTTACTCACAGTACCAAAATAATATGCCAATGACACCTACTTATCAAGTGTCTGGCATTAATATTCCATCGAGTCAATTAGCACTAGCTAACCGTTCTCCCGATGTTGTCTTGCGAAATTGCACTAACTGTGTAGACAATTATAATCATTATACTGGCACAGGATTTCCGTCAAGAGGTCATTAATTGTTTGAATGTTATTATTTATTTCAACAATTGATTTAATTTTATTGTTTAAAAATGGTTTAATAATATTATAAATTGGCGACACATAACTGGACGGATTTATTATTATTATTTTTTCTAAATTATTACTAAATTTATGTGAAATGAGCTTTGATAGTTCTTTTGCTACTTCTATTTGTAGAAAATGTTTTAATCCAAAATCAGTTCCGTCAAAAACCCAAATCCATTTTTTATTTTCTGGCATTTCACTCAACACACCATTGTAATGATTTATTATGCCTGTTGTATCAAAATATAATTTTGCTTTTGATGGACAAGTGTAAAAGTAATAAGTATTTTCCTTTTCAAAAATTTTAGTTAAAGAATGTGATAAAGGGTCTAACAGACATACTGGACAATTATATACCATACATTATATGATATATAATATTAACCCTCAGACTAAAAAAAATGAGACATTTTGGATGCGTGTGTCTATAACACACAAACACACCAAAATGTCTTCCGAACAAATAGAAAAAACTATATCAAAATTAGTTTCAGATTGTTGTCACGCCAAGTTATGGAAAGAAAAATGTAATTGTGAAGAAATTAAAACTATACAAAAACACATACGCATATGGATTAAAAATATAAATAAATTAGAACCTATTTTATTTAATAATAATAAAATACATTTACGTGACATTGATGTGTTTAAGAAAAAATATAAAGCAGAAAATGATAGTAATAATAAACAGAGAGAAAATATTATTGTCTGTATATTAAACAATAAAATTCCAGAACAATATTACAATTTATCATTAAGATGGCGCAACTTAAAATTAGAACTTGACACATATATACAAAAATTATGTAAAGAACAAGGCATAGATTGTCTTGATAATATTCATTGTATTCCTAAAGCAGGAAGAGGTCATCATTATGACTTTAACATAATTATAAATTATAGTTATGAATTTATGACAGAATTTAAATTTAACGCATCGTGTGTAAATGAAACACCACAATTTGTATCACTGTCGAAACCTTCACAATATTTACACCCTTGAAGATTTAAAACCGCACCTTTCTGTATAAAATGAAAGGATACTTCAAGGTTTGCCTATTTCAAGGCATGTAAATTTTGATTTTGGGAATTCTTCTAAAAACCCTGATGAGTTATTGCTTCTTGATAAATAATTTGGTCTGTCTTTATTATTTATCGCATTATAAGCAATTTTATAAATATTTGTTGCTCCATTCACATCTCTATTCCAATAACCGCATCCGTTCTTACAACAAATCAGTCCATGGACGATAATGTTTCCTGTTTTGTATGGTCTTGGATTTTCCATTACCATATTTTTCGCACAAATACCTATTTCACATTTGGAACATTTGCAACTGGTTCTAAATTCATCAACCAAATAAGTTTGAAAACCTGCTTTTCTAAACAAAGTTCTCATACCCTTTCCCTTGGTTGATTCCTTGTATTTCATTTGTTGTTTTTGTTCGTAATCACCAAAACAAACTACAACTTCTTTTTCATTACCAAAAATGCGTTTGAAATTGTTTAACATTTTTTGTTCGCTTTTCTTGGTATTTCTATAACTTTGTAATCTTAATTTTCTAAAAATATATTTTTCATAAAACTTGAATAACATACCATTTATTTCACTCTTCTTTTTGATATATTCCTTAAACTTTGTTATAGTAAGTGATTTTCTGTTTAATTTTGATAATTCAGTTTCCCATTCTATAATTGTTTTGCCTTGTATTTCTTCTTTTTTTAATTCCAATTGAATTTTTGAATACTTCTTTTTCTTTGTTTCTTTTCTTCTTTGGTCTTGTGAATATCTAAACTTATTTGCCTCTTTATTATCATTATCTACACAATAAATTAAATCACATTTACCAGGGTCTATGGATACAATTTTCTTATTTTGTAGTTGTGAATAATGTTTCAATTCATCAATATATTCTTCATTATTTATTCCTTTTTTCATCATCGGTAGTTTCTTTCCAATTAAGTCCTTTCGTAATAATAACAAAGAACAACTAATTCCATCTGTTTCTATCATATGGTGAAATTCATAATGTTTTTTATGGAAACATTTGCGTTCGGTTCTAAAAAAGAATTCCCAAATTTTATTTTCATTTCGTTTCAAATTACCTTCTGTTAAATAATCACTTTTGTTTCCTTGTTTTTTCGTCATAAGAAGATGTACTAATGTAGTTGTATCTAATCTTATGTGTTTTGGTATAATTTCATTACGCATAGGAAATACATTACAAATTGTTTGTTCTTCTTTTTCTACTTGTTTCATCATTTTAATCATACAATGGAAATAATCCATAGGACTACACATCAAATCATAATATAAATTTTTCTTGAATGTTTTAACAGGTATAATGTGTTTCTTTTGTTGATTAATCCATGTATGGTAAGAATTATGAGATTTGTATTGTGTTGTTTCAACATTCAATAAATCATTTTTGATTTTTCTTAACTGATTACATAATTTATTAATTTTTGCATCTTTTTCTTTTTTGGTAATATTCATTTTCCTTATTTTGCTTACAATAAACTTCTTTTTCCAAACCACATTTACATATCGTTCAACATATTCTACAAAATGATTTTTAATGTTATTCTCATACATAGTAAGAATATCAATTGTTAAATAATCTAAAATGGTATTCATATGTGTATATTCAAGTGTATCCTTTTGAATAAGTGGTTCAAAATCAGTTTTGTAAAAGGCAGTTAGATTATCTTTGAGTTCCTTAATTTCTTTCTTTGCTGGTCTGCCTTGTGGTTTTTCATTACACATAATTTTCATACACGAATTCACAAATACCTTATCTATAACTGGTAAATTGTTATTTGTTTCATAGTAATTCAATAAATATAATTTCATAAAAAGTAAAACATTAATTACTATTTTATTACAAAGAATAACAGCATTTGTAATTTTTGGTGTATTTATATCAGGATGTTTTAAGACACTTTTCAAGGAAAATTTAATTCCTTTGAAAAAGTCGTCAGGCGGTTTTTCTTTTATAGACATCCTTATAATATTCCTAAATATTTTATTTTTAAGTAATTTAACGAATAAAATATAAAATTGAAACAAAATAATATAAAATCTATTTAACAATAACTATAAATGAACGATACTATTATGATGTCACAATATATATATTTATTACAAGAACGAGAGTTTATAAAGACAAAAGAGCATGTTTATAAAGTTGGAATGACTAAAAAAGAAAACCATGAAAGATTTAACCAATATCCAAAAGGTTCTGTTCTATTATTTCAAATGATTTGTGATAACTGCAAAAATATTGAAAAGCAGGTTATTAAATTGTTTAAACAAAATTTTCAACTGCGGAAAGATATTGGTAATGAATATTTTGAAGGTGAATATAAAAATATGATTGATATAATTTATTCTACTATAAAAAATGAGAAAGAAGAATGCGAAAATGATAAAATAACAAAATATGAGGAACCCCATGAAGAAGACGAATGCGAAGAAAACCAAATTTATCAAATTACAACATGTGAAGAATGGATTAAATATAACAGTATTAGTGAAATAATTATTACTAAAAAAAAAGGTGAAGGATTTTTGAGATTTAAGGGTCAATTGTGGAGAGAATTTTATGACAAAAATCGTTTAGATTTTGATGAAGATTTTGATGAAGATTTATTAGGATTTATTGAAAAAAACCAGTTTGAAGTTATGAAAATGGTTAGACCAAATAATGTTTTAGTATCTAGTAGTGAAATGATGAATGCGATACATAATTATAAAAATAAAGAAACTAATGAAATAATTACTAGGGAAAAATTTGCGAAATTAAACAAAATAGAAAAAGAGGATTATAATTATTTATCCAAAAAAGATGAGTATACATTTATTGATGTGGAGTATAACTCAACTCAAATATTGCAAGATATAATAAAAAAACGTTATGTGAAAAGTTATGATTTTTACAATTTAAACAATCACGATTACATTTTTCCTATATCTAATAAAAAAAATCTACAGGATAAGCTCGAATATGTTATATTTAATAGTCTAACTTTTACATTTACTCCTATTGATGAATTAATTAATAATAAAATCTTAACCAAAAAAGATTGTGGTGAAAGATTTGTATATGTAAAAAATATAGTTAATATAGATGTGGTTAATGATATTTTAAACTCGTTAATTACACCTGAAATTAAACTTCAATATAAAAATTTAGTATATAATTTAATTGTCAAACAAGAAGAAAACCAAATTATATTTTATGATTATAACGAATGTTTATTGACAACATGGATAAAAGATTTATTATACACAATTTCTAACAAAAAGTTTTATGTGCATTCTTGTGATTATTATGAAAATAAATTAGAATTTAAAAAATTATTAAAAACACAAAAACCAAGATGTGTTATAATTCATAACTACAAAAGCATTCCAATTAAAACTCAAATTAAGGAGTTTTGTAAATTAGGTGTTAGAAATATTATTGTTTGTCAAAATGATAAAACGAATACTATGTATAATATTTCAAATTTTAGAAAATATTTAAACGATAATAAAGAACTATTAATAAAATGTATAAAAGAAGAAAATAATTATGAACCTACAAGTTGGGAACGTGAAATGCAGTATGACGACAACATATTTTATAGGTCAGATTTGTTATTGACAAACTTTTTGAAATGGTGTTGTATAAAATAAATCATAATAAAGTAAAACTATAAATATGTGTTCTAATATATTTTCCTTTTTCTGTAAATTGAAAATCTTTACTTTGAATATTATATTTTGATTTTAATAAATTTTTAATAATACTTAACCAAGGTCTTTTTATTTTACTTGGTTCGCCAACTGCTTTTAATCCATTAAACGAAAACCATTTTCTTATTTCAGGTATTAATTCCATGATTTTATTTTGTATTTCTTCATTCTTATCTAATTCGTGAAGTGTATATGTATTCTTATTGGGTAAATCTAATATGGATATAATTTTTTCTATAACTTCTTCCTGTTCTTTTTTATATAAATCACTTTTCAATCGCATAGGCATCTTAAATATACTTAAAATACACAAATAAATTTTAAGTATATTATTTATAAATTTTAATTTTCTTTTTCTTGTAGATGGTTTCCTTATAAATTCTATTTTGTCATTTATTCCGTATGCGTGTTGAAAATAATTTTTATAATTTGCAGGTTTTACTTTTTCTATCGCATTTTCTACATTCTTTTCTAATTGTTCGTAATTTTCCACATTTCTATTCTTTTTCATATAGGTCTTGATTTGATTAAAGTATGCTTCTATTGGATTGTTGGTTTTAGGAGTATAAGGTATCGCAAATAAATATTCATTACCACTTTTGGTAATAGCATTTTTAATCAATTCATTATTATGAGTTTTTGCATTATCTAACACAATCAAATATCCTTTATAATTTGGAAAAATATGTTTTTGTAAAAATTCCAAAAAGCGTACAGCAGTCATTCCACCCTTTTCATACATTTCCTTTCCTACTATTTTTGAATTACTTATTGCTACTAATAAAGTAAATTTACGAAAAACAAATTGATTACTTGTTTTTATTCTACATCTTCTTCCCAAATAACAACGACTATAAGTAGGATGCAAAGCAGAACCTACACTTGTTTCATCTAAACAAATTATTTTATTTAATGGATAATGTTTTATTTTTTGATAAAAGGCATTCATTTCAGTTTGTTTATCTATTGGTTTTTTGTATCTTTCTTTTGGGAAATGTTCGTGTCTTGTTCTTTTTCTTGTTTGGTTATTATCCCTAATAATATGTCCTAAATGTTGAGGTGTAATATCAAAAGTAGGATATTTTTGTTTCATATCAAATGCTAATTCATTCATAGTAAGTTGTTCGTTTTTCTTCAACAATTCCAACGCAGTTTTCACTTGTGGTTTAGTAATCTTGTAAGAAATTGGTTTTCGGTTTCTTCTTGTTAGATTTTTGGAAGTATTGTATCTTTTAATCCAATCTCGTAAAGTGGATTTCTTACAATCAAAGATTTTACATGTTTTCTTATATCCATCTCCTTTCTCATTATTTAAGTAATATTTAACAGCAGAAATTTTGTAATCTTCGGTCTTATGTTTAGTCATCTGTATTATTTTGAGAAAAATATAAAAAATAATTAGGGGTGCGGTTTTAAATCTTCAAGGGTGTAAATAAGAATTTTGAAAATTGGTTTTATAAAAATGCTCTCACTAAAATCGCTAACTGGTATGATTTAGAATTGCCTTCTCAAGAAGAATACTGTGCTACTATTCATAATAATATTGTAGAATGTATGAAACCTTATAAGGAAAAATATGATAATGATATAACTTTTAGAAATTTCTGTAAAAAAATAGATAAAGAAGGAATTAAAGCGTTTATCCAAGTAAGTGATATTGTTAAAGAGTTTTTGACAGAAAAATTATTAAACAGTCAAAAAAATAAGCATTATATGTGTTATGATGATGGTAAAATATATTACGATAAATTAAATGAAAATATCTACAAATTAACTAAATTAATTTATAAGGATAATACCAACTATATTTATGAAACTGAATCCGGTATGAATTTAGAAATAAAGTTAAGATTTAAGAATGGTTGTGGAATTCAATTTCCTGCATTACAGATACAAAGAAAAATCCCTAATGTAAATGAATTAAAAAAATTATGCGCAATTAATAATATTAAAGCACCCAGATTAAAAAAAGATATATGTAATATATTAACCGAAAACAATGTAATGTATTAAACTACAATTTTCAAATATCATAAATAGGTAGAATTTTACATAATTCAGTAGTATTCATAGCATTGTTGCCAAAATATAAATCAATAAATTCAGCAGTTTTTTTATTTTTAAAAGAATTTATAATTTGTTTATATTTATTTATTATTTTTTCGTTTGATAATGGTTCAGTATATTTTATACAAATTAAGTGATTTTCAACTAAATAATTTATATTATCATTTTCATTTATTATACAATAATTAAAATTATAACTGCCAACACCATATCCTCTATTAATAACTAAAAGAGGATTACTGTTACCTTTTTTATTTATATAATTTTTCTTTTCTTTATTTGAATAATTTTTAATAGATAATTTATTATTTGTAATT